CAATCCGCCATCCGCTTTGCCCCTGAGGAACCCGCCGAGTGAGCGACCTTCGCACCATCAGCCCTGACGAACTGCCCGAGATCACCGAAATTCCCGAAGACCTGCGGGCGCTGGTCTTCTCCCCCGGCGGTCCGTTGCAGGCGGTGAATTACGAGCGGCTGCTGACCAAGCTGATCGCCACCAATCTTTCCAAGCCGACCAAGGCGGCCGTCGATGCGGACCTCGCTCATCCCGCTGACAGCGTGGCGCTGGTGTTCGGCGACCCGACCCCGGCGCTGAACGGCTGGTACAGGAAGCTGGGTGCATCGGGTGCTGGCAGCTGGGAGCAGTTCGAGGAGCTGGCCCGAAATGCCCGCATCGCTGCCGAGGCTGCGGTGCAGCTGGCTTCAGACGAAGCCGATCGTGCGGCCCAGGCTGTGACCGACGTGATCGAACAGGGCGAGGACTTGCTTGACGCGGTCAGGCTGGAAACCGCCAATATCGATCGGCGCTTCTTCGCCTCGGCCGCCCTGCCGATGTTCAACGGGGAGCTGCCGGAGGCCACCGAATTCGGGCGGTTCGTCACCTCTGGCATCACCAACCTTGTCGGCGCAGGATCTGCGGCATTCATGTTCGGGCCGTCCACCAACGGCTTCTTCCTCGATATCGCGCTGGAACAGTACGACATCCTCAATCGCTCGCCGACGTTGTTCGGGCGGGGAGGGGCAACAGTTTCCCGCGTGATCCAGGTGGGCTACCTGTCGGCCGCCAGCACCACGGCGGCCAACCGGCGTCGCTTCTTCTTCCGTGCCGCCGGTGAGAGCGGCCGCGTTCTCAACGTCCTGTCGGCCCAGATGCCGCCCAGCGCGCGGGGGCCTTTTGCCTTGTTCCCGGATTATGACGGTACCAACGCCCGGCTCGATGTCTGCGATATGGGCACCGGCAGCTGGCACATGGGCACCCCGACCCCGCCCAGCGCCGGGTGGGTCGGGGTCAACGCGCTCAGCGGAGAGCATACTTATGGCGCGCGTTTCGACGATGCCATTGGCATCGTGCCCACTGCGACGCGGCAGGGCATCAGCTGGCTGCGCGGTGCCATCGGTGATTTCTTCTTTGCTGACGGCCTTCTGACCCTTGCCCAGCGCGAGGCGATCATCAACGGGGCCGATGTCGCCGCGACCATTGCCGCTGCGGGAGGCACCCTGCGCCGACACTTCCCGATCGTCGATGCCAATGGCCGGATCACCGGCACGGGCACCGGCACGCGCAGCATCACCCTTGTGCCCGAAGGCACGCTGCTGCCCGGGCCGAACCTGCGCCGCCAGTCTGCGGCGACCTATCTCACGATTGATCGCCTGCCCTGGCCCGCCCACATCGTCCGCGATCCCGAGACCGGCTCCCACCGCATCCGGCTGACTGGCCGGACTGCCGGGCTGTCCGGGCGCATGTGGTGCGATCTGGTCTCGACCGAAACCAACGTCCGCCTGCGGCCGCGCTTCCAGGTATTCCCGACGATCACCGGCAACGCCTTCTCGGTCTGGGTCGAGGTGCCCGGGACGATCACCGACTTCGAACAGATCCAGCTGCGCTTCGAAAGCAACCCCGCGATCGTCGGCGCGACGCATCCGTTCGTTCTGCAAAGCCGCTGCGGGGAAATCCTGGGCCAGTCGGAAGTCGGCATCGCGCTGAGCAGTGAAAGCACCGACCTGACCGGCAATGGCGCGGCCCCGGCGATCCTGCCCGCCGCCGACCTGCGCAAGTTCTGGTTTACCACCGGGCGCACCATCACGCCTGACAGCGGCTCCACGATCACCACGCAGGGGATGATGTCACCGGCGCTGCCGATCTCGACTGTCGGCGCGAACATGGTGCTGTTTGCCAATCTCGCCTGTGCGGCGGGCGAGGGGAACCTCCTGCTGGCCTGCCAGGCAGTCAGCGGCACCAGCCTGATCCACCTGATGGACGACACCCAGCCTGGCCGATCCTCGGCTGATTACAAGGCGCGGCTTGCGCTGGCGGCCAACCGCGGCCGCCGCGGCGAGCTGCTGTGCGAAGGCCGCGTGATTGACTGGGATGCGTTCTTCCCGGGTTCGACCCACGGCCTCATGCAGAACGTCTATCAGCCGTTCCTGACCGGGCGGGGATGGCCCAATGCACATGTGACGCGGGTGGATTTCTGGCTGGGCGATGGCTCGATCAGTCGCCGTGCGGTGAACGTGGTGATGCCCTGCAACCGTGTCGTCTCAAACATCGGCGCGGCGAATTCGGATGCCGGGTTTGAAGGCCAGCAGCGCGACGACATGCGCAACTGGTCGCACGATCTGGGCTATCTGGTCGGCCCGGAACGGATCGCCCACACCATGCAGGGCGAAAGCGGCGGCGCGCTTTCCGGGACCGAGCAGACCCACCCCGGATTCGAACCGGCCAACACCTGGCAGGGCGACCGCGAGTACGCCTATCTGCTGTTCGAAGGCCTGATCATGGCGTTCGGCAAGGGCCGTTATCGCGGGCCGCGCTTTACCGAAAGCATGCGGCCGGGGGCGGCTGCGAACGAAGTGATCGTGCGGATCGGGCCGCCGCGCCCGCACCCCGGGGTTGGTGTCGCGACGGTGAGCAATGCGCGCCTCGGCTTCTCCACCACTTCAGGGGCTGTGGTCCCGCCGACTCCGGCAGAGCCGCTCTACCCCAAAGTCGCCGGCGGGAACGTCAAATGGAACTTCGAGGCGCGGATCGCCAACGGCGGGCAGCGCGGGGTTGACCAGATCGTCTCGGCGGAATTGCTGCCTTCGGGCGATGAGGTCAGGCTGGTGCTGGCCGCCAACCGGGTGCCCGGGCAGACGACGGTCTGGACGCTGGACGGCTCGCCCGGCCGCTATCCCGTCGGGACGGTCAGCCAGGACGCATGGCGCGCGGGGATCCTGCACTACGGCGGCACCGGCCACGTCGACGGGACGCCCGAGGCGACCGGGTTCTCGATCGCGGGAAGCTCGCAGGGCGTGGTGTTGCCGGCATGACGCTCGACCTCTCCTTCCGCGAGTTCATGACCGCTTGGCTGCCGACGATGGTTGCTGTCAGCGTCGCGCCGCCGCCTGCGCCCGCGCTGGGGCAGATGTTCATCTTCGATCTTGGCGGCGTGCCCGTGCCGCTGGGCACCTGCGCCTTTGCCTTGCTCGGCATCGGCCTGTCGCGCCTGCTCGCCCGCCGGGCCGAGGCGCAGCTCGGCTGGCCCAGCTTCGCCGCGGTGACCGCGATCATGCTGATCGTGGTGCTGCTGTGGATCATCGAGAGCCGCCCGAGCTGGCTCTACGCCTTCGTGGTTTCGATCGGCATGGGCTTCTCCGGTTACTCGCTGATCGAGCTGTTCGGCGAGCAGGTCCGCAGCTTCGTGACAGACATTTTCGACAAGGCCCGATCGACGATCAGCGGCAAGGGAGACGACAAGTGACCGACAGCCGGATCGAGATTGCGATCATCGTGTTCATCCTCATCGGCATCAGCGTGGTGCTGTACTTCACGTGGAAGGGCGGCGCGGCCAACCCGGTCGGCACGGGCGCGCTCGATGCGCGGCAGAAGGCGTTCGACGCCGAGATCAGCGGCATGCGTTCCCAGATCGACCAGATCGAGGACCGGGTCGAGAAGATGGAGGGGCACTATGCCAAGGCTTCCGACATCAAGCGGATCGAAAAGCAGCAGCAGGCTCTGGGGGCGAAGCTCGATGAGGTCGTGAAGGATATCTCCGCCATCCGTGAAGAAGCGGCCGAGCGCGGCGCGCTGGCGCAGGCCACGGCCAAGCAGCTCGACATGATCTACAAGGTGGTGGTCGAGAAGGGGATGAGCGCATGAACCTCGCCCGCGATCTCGCCGCCCAGCTGCTTGCCGAGCAGCGCCTCGCCGTGCTCCAGCTGCTCGCCGACCAGTCGGGCGGCTCGGCCAACGATGCCTCCCTGTGCGAGGCGCTGAATGCCATGGGCCACGTGGTCAGCCGCGACCGGATGCGCGAGATGATCTTCTGGCTCCAATCGCAGGGCGCGCTGCACGTGCTCGATCTGCGGGTCAGCAGCGGGCTGGTGGTGGCCACCCTCACCGAGAAGGGTCACGACATCGCCCGCGGCCGCAGCCGCATTGCCGGCGTCGCCATGGCGGGGGGAGATTGATCCCGTGGTCTCCGCCCGCGCCGCCAAGGAAGCCCGCCGCAGGGCCGCGCTGAAGAAATCGACGCCCTCGTCGATCGACCGGCTTGAGCCCGAGGTGCGCGAGCTGATCGCGCAGCTGCGCGTCGACAAGGGTTTCACCATCGACGAGATCCGCGCGGCCCTGGTCAAGATGATCGGCGAGGACCGCGCGCCCTCGCGCTCGGCGCTGGGCCGCCACGTGCGCGGGCTGGCCGAGATCTCGGCCGACATGCGCGAGACCCGGATCTATGCCGAGGCGCTGGCGAAGGAAGCGGGCGGCAAGGAAGGGCACCAGCTGCTCGACATGAACACCCAGCTCCTGCAGGCGAACATGTTCCGCCTGATGCTGGCCGAGAAGGACGGCGAGGGCATCCAGCTCAGCCCGAAGGAAGCCAAGGAATTCTCCGAGGCGCTGCGCAACATCGCCCTGACCCGCAAGACCGATCTCGAAGTGATCGCCAAGGCCAAGCAGCAGGCGGCCGAGGAAGAGCGGCTCGCCAATGCCGACAAGGCCGCGACTGCCGCCCGGGCGAAGGGCCTTTCGAAAGACACGGTGGATGCGATCCGCCGCGCAGTGCTGGGGAGCGATGCGTGATCGGCCTTCTGCCCTACCAGCGCGCCGCCCTTGACGCATTCGAGGCGCGCAAGCGGCCCTCGGTCAGGCGCGCGCTGAAGCCGCGCCCGATCCGGGGCAAGAGCGGCGCTGTCATCATCGACGAGTACTTCCGATGAAGCTGTCCCCCGAAGACCAGGCCGCGCGCGATGCGGCGATTCGCGCCCGTGAAATTCAGGGCGATCGGGCTGCGGCCGAAAGCGCGATCATGCGCCTGCCCAAGGGCGATCTGCTGCTCGGCTACCAGCAGCGCACCGTGGATCTGCTGTTCGCCGGCACCGCACTCCTCGTCATCGAGAAGAGCCGGCGCATCGGGCTGACATGGGGCGTTGCCGCCTTCGCCGCCCTGAAGGCTGCCAGCAGCGTCGAGGCCGGTGGCCAGAACGTCTGGTACATGGGCTACGACAAGGACATGACCCTCGAATTCATCGAGGTCTGCGCGATGTGGGCGCGCGCCTTCGGCCTGATCGCGGGCGAGCTTCAGGAAGAGGAAGTCCTCTACACCGACGACAATGGCAAGGAGCAGGGGGTCAAGGCCTTCAGCATCCGCTTTGCCAGCGGCTTCCGCATCACCGCCCTGCCGTCCGTCCCGCGCGCCCTGCGCGGAAAGCAGGGGATCGTGATCATCGATGAGGCAGCGTTCCACAAGAACGTGAACGAGGTGCTCAAGTCGGCGATGGCGCTGCTGATCTGGGGCGGCCAGATCGTGGTGATCTCCACCCATGACGGTGTGAGCAACCCGTTCAACGTGCTGCTCGACGAGATCCGCGGCGGCAAGCGGCGCGGCACCCCGATCAAGATCACCTTCGCCGATGCCATGGCGGACGGGCTTTACGAGCGCGTTGCCCTGGTGGCCCGGACCAAGGGCACCGAACTGCCCGACAAGGCGGTCTGGGAAGCCGATATCCGCGCGGCCTATGGCGAGGATGCGGCCGAGGAGCTCGACTGCATCCCGGCCAAGGGCAGCGGCGCGCTGATCAGCCTCGAAGACATCATCGCCTGCGAGAGCGAGGATGCCGGCCTGCCCGAGCTTTACACCGATGGGCTGTGCTACGGCGGCCGCGACGTTGCCCGCCGCCGCGACGGCCAGATCCAGCTGGTGGGCGAGAAGGTCGGCGATGTGCTGTGGGAGCGTGATGGCTACCGCGAGACCGGCCAGACCTTCGCGCACCAGGACGCGTGGTTCGACGACAGCTTCAAGCGCTTCCGCATGGTGCAGTGGCGTATCGACCAGACCGGCATGGGTGAGAAGGTGGTCGAGGACCAGCAGCGCAAGCACGGTGCATCCCGCGTCGTCGGCGTGCATCTGACCGGCCCCAATCGCGTCGACCTCGCCTTCGGTCTCCAACGTCTGTTCCAGCAGCGCAAGATCCGCATTCGCTCCGATGCCCGCACCCGCGCTGATCTGATGGCGATCAAGAAGCTGGGCAGCGAGGAAAGCGGCGGCATCCGCATCGTCAACGATGGCGACGTCCACGCCGACGAATTCTGGGCCTATGCCCTGATGGCACAGGCCATGGAGATGGCTGGCTCGCTCTACGAATATCGCGGGGTCAGCCGCGAGGGCCGCGCCACGGGCGGGCCGAAGCGGGGCGAGGAAGGCTGGCAGCACCCCGACGACATCTCCGGCCGCGCCGCCAACGGCACCCGCTTTCAGGAGCGCGGCGCATGGTGACCAGCCTCGACGGACTTCACCTGTGCGAAGAGTGCGGCGACGAATTCCCCAAGCGCGAAATGATCGGCCCGATCTGCCGCGACTGCCACGATTCTCTGGGAGACGATGACTGATGGCCCTGGCACCCCAGAACTCCGCGACGTCCAAGCCGCCCGTCCTGATCATGCCCGATGGTCGCCCGCTGGTGAAGGACAACCTCGGCATCGAGGTCGCCGCCCCGGCGCGCACCAGCGTGCGCACCATCCAGTCCGGCCACCCGGCGCAAGGCCTCACGCCGCAGCGCCTCGCGCGCCTGCTGCGCGATGCCGAGGACGGCGACGCGATCGCCTATTACGAGCTGGCCGAGGAGATGGAGGAGAAGGATCTCCACTACCTCGCTGTGCTGCGCACCCGCAAGCTCGCCGTCGCCCGCCTGCCGATCGAGGTGGAAGCCGCCGATGACAGCGCCGAGGCGCAGAAGGACAAGGCCCTGATCGAGACCTGGCTGAAGCGCGACACGCTCCAGCTGGAGCTGTTCGACATGCTCGACGCGATCGGCAAGGGCGTGAGCGCCACCGAGATGGTCTGGGACATGAAACCCAACCTGTGGCAGCCATCGAAGATGCTGTGGCGCGATCCGCGCTGGTTCGAGTTCGACCGGGTCAATGGCACCGATCTGATGCTGCGCGGCGGGGAGACTGGTTATGGCGAACCGAGCCCGCTGCCGGCAGGCAAGTTCATCACCCACTACCACCCGTCCAAGAGCGGGCTGCCGATCCGCTCAGGCCTCGCGCGCATCGCGGCGTGGGGCTACATGTTCAAGAACTTCGCCATCAAGGACTGGGTCACCTTCCTCGAAGCCTTCGGCCACCCGCTGCGCATCGGCAAGTATGGCCCGAACGAGAGCGAGGAGAACAAGAACATCCTGCACCGCGCGCTGCTGGAGCTGGGCTCGGATGCGGCGGCTGCCTTCCCGGAAACGATGAGCGTCGAGTTCGTCGACCGCAAGGGCGGCACCGCGCCGAACGATCTGTGGCGCAGCCAGTGCGAATACATCGATGACCAGCTGTCGAAGGCGGTGCTCGGCCAGACCAACACCACCGATGCCAAGGCGGGCGGGCTCGGCTCCGGGCAGGCGCAGGTGCATGACGGGGTGCGCGGCGACATCGAGGACTTCGATGCGATGATGCTGGCGGGCACGCTCAACCGTGACTTCGTGGTGCCCTTCGTCATGTTCAACCATGGCCCGCGCGATGCCTATCCCCGGTTGAAGATCGGTCGGCCGGACGAGGTCGATGTCGCGGTCGAGATCTCCAGCGCCGAGAAGCTTGTGGCGATGGGTGTCCAGATCGACGGCGAGGAAATGCGCGAGCGCGCTGGCCTGCCCGCAGCCAAGACCCCGGACAGCGCGCTGCGCCCGGCCGGGACGCCGCCGGTCAACGAAGGCGACGGCCCGGATGCAGGGGCCGAAGGCGAAGCTGCCGCCCCGGCGCTGGGGGCCGAGGTCCAGAAGCTGGCGCTCAACGGCGCGCAGATCAGCTCGCTGCTCGAAATCGTCACGCAGGTGGAGAGCGGGGCGATGGGCGAAGGCCCGGCGCGCGCCGTGATCAGGGCCAGCTTCCCTGCCTTCACCGATGACGAAGTGGCGGCGCTGCTGGCAGGGGCCGGAAAAACGCCCCAGAAAGCGCAGCCGCCCGCGCCGGGTGGCATCGCGCCTGAAAATGCCGGGACAGCCGTCTTAGACCCTCTCAAATCGCCGCTGACGGGCAATCGAGCCGACCGGCCCGCTCTCAATTCGCAGGCTGACCCGGATGGTGACGCGATCGATGCGACCATCGACGAGTTCCTGGACGACTGGCAGCCGCAGATCGATGCGCTGCTGGCCCCGGTCGATGCCCTGATCGCCGAGGCTGGCGACCTGTCACAGGTGCAGGCCCGGCTAAGCCAGCTGATCGGCGACATGGACACCAGCGCCTTCGAGCAGCTGCTCGCCCAGGGCGGCTTCGCGGCGCGGCTGATCGGCGAAGCGGAACGGGAAGGCGGTGGGGCATGAAGCGGGGCACACACATTCTGAGCCGGGGTTCAGGCTTCGGGCGGACCGTGATGGTGAAGGCCTTGGCGGGCGGCGGTGCAGAGCTGACCGTCCAAACCCGAACAAGGGAAACCGTTCGCGTCACGCTGCTGGACGATGAACTGGCGGCGCTCAAGGACGTCCTCTCATGAACGGGGGCTGCTGACCCATGACGATTCTGCGCGCCAGCCAGTTCGCCATCGCGTTCGACTTCGCCAGGAGCGAAGCCGCCGCCGTGCGCGGGCCTGACGGCGTGCTCGCCAATGCCCCGGCCGATCAGCCCCGCTTCGATCATGACGCCACCGGACGCCCGCGCGGCCTGCTGGTGACGGCTGGCGAGGAACCGGGCGGCGGCGATCGCATTGCCTTCGATCCGCTGATGCTGCCCGCCGGCCTGACCGAGGGCGCGGACCTGACCGCGCGCGAGGCGACGGTCTATCACGCCTTCGTCCCGATCGGCGCGGGCGTCGATGATGCCAACGCCGAAGTGTTCGAAGCCGCGATCGTGCGCCGCGCCTTCTACACCCGCGATGCCGCCCGCCTGATCGACACCCTGATGCGCAGCGCCGGCCGCCACGTGATGATCGGCGCGCATGCCGGGTTCGCCGAGAACGCCGGCGGCTTTGCTCGCTATCGCGGCAAGCGCTGGCTGCTGCCGGTTGGGCTCGCCGCTGATGGCGGCGCGCTCACCAGCTCGGCCGACAAGCCGCTGATCACTTCCGGCGCGCAGCTCGTGAGCAGCTGATGGACGAGACCGAACCGCTCCCGATCGGCGCGCCCGAGGATGCCGTCGCCGCGCTGGTGGCCAAAGGCTACGAGATCGCCTTCGACTGGCGCGAGGTGTGGCAGGAGGAAAACGCCAAGGCCTTCACCGTCGCCAAGGCGATGAGCCGCGATCTGCTGGAGGACATCCGCGAGGCGGTGACCAAGGCGCTCGATGAAGGCCTGACCCTCAAGCAGTTCCAGGACGAGTTGCGCCCGCGCCTGCAAGCGCGCGGGTGGTGGGGCCGGGCGATGATGACCGATCCGGCGGACGGCGTGGAGAAGGTCGTGCGGCTCGGCTCACCCGCCCGGCTGCGCACGATCTACCAGACCAACCTGCGCGTCAGCTACATGGCCGGGCGCTGGGCGCGGCTAGAGCGGACGAAAAGCGCCTTCCCCTTCCTGCGCTACATCTCGGTCAAGGATGCGCGCACCCGTCCCGAACATGCCAGCTGGGACGGCACGATCCTGCCGGTCGACCATCCCTGGTGGGACACCCACTTCCCGCCCAACGGCTGGAACTGCCGCTGCGATGTGCAGCCGGTGAACGAGCGCATGATGGCGCGGCGCGGGTGGAAGCTGACCGGGGACAGCGATATCCCGCGCGCGCCGATCCGCGATTACGTCAACCGCCGCACCGGGGAAGTGACCCGGCTGGAGGAAGGGCTCGATCCGGGCTGGAGCTACAACGTCGGCAAGGCGGCGCTCGACGGGCTGACCCCGGCACCCCGGCTGGGCAAGGGGCCTGAAGACGGGATCATGAGCGAATTGAACGCCAGCCTGTCAGACGATGATCATGCGCGTCTCACAGCCTTCTTCGATCCGTTCGGCCTCAGCACGCCGGATGCTGCGGTCAAGGGCCGGGTGTTCACCGATGTGGCGGGCTGGCCGCTGGCGGTCTCGGCCGGGCTGTTCCGGCGTGACGACGGCAGCATCGCCAGGCTGTCTGCCCAGGATGCAGCCGGGCTGGCCGATGCGGCCGCCACGATCCTCGATCCCGACCGCATCGGCTGGCTGTGGATCGCCGGGCGCGACGGGCGGGCGATGCTGGTGCGGCGTTACCAGGGCGCGCGCGGCTCGGTCGATTTCGCGCGCAGTTTCTGGCGCTGGATGGGGCCGAAGGGCGGCGCGATCGCGCGCGGGCGTTTGGTCTGGACGCGCGAAGATGGGGCAGTCGACTGATCAAAGCCGCTTGGCAATCGTGGTGATGCGGGGCTAAGCATGGGGCTCTCCCCCCGATCATCGCGAAAATCGGACTTGCTACGCCGGCGGAGGTAACGCGCAGCCCGACGCGCCCCCTAGTGACGGGGCATGTCGAAACCCGCAGTCTCCCTTGCCCCCAACGCGATGGATGTGGCCGTGATCGCCAGTGCGATCGCCGTGCCTATGCAGGATGGCGCGGTCGCCAGGCGCTTCCGGATCGTTCCCTT